CGTGAAAAATCATGGGAGAAAGCGGAGTTGCGCAAAGCAGAAAAGACAATGAGTGTGATCATCGAGAACAAGGATGATATTGCCAGGATGGTGGCTCAGATACTGTTTGATGAGGGACAGGGGGCAATCAGTAGGAATAATGAAAAACCGGCCTCGCCAGACCGGTAAACTCAGTTCTATTACATGAAAAAAACATGCTATGTTTTTGTGCAAATATAGCTATATTCTTTTTATGAAAAAACAAAAAGGAGGATAAGAAATGAAGTTTTTTACGATTGCGGAACTCTGCAAGTCAACGACTGCTGACCGCTTGGGTATCAACAACAGATGCAGACAGGAGCATGTGACTGCTCTGACTGCCTTGGTAGATAATGTGCTTGATCCGTTACGCACATGGTGGGGAAAGCCAATAACAGTAAACAGTGGCTATCGCTGTCCGGAACTTAATGCGGCCGTTAGGGGAAGTAAGACCTCGCAGCACATGAAGGGGGAAGCTGCTGATATTGACACTGGAGACAGACAGCAAAACAAGCTGTTGTTTGAATATATCCGCAAGAACCTGCCCTATGACCAGTTGATTGACGAGTCTAACTTCGCTTGGGTGCACGTCAGTTATCGGGCTGACGGAAATAACAGGATGCAAGTTCTTAAGTTGTAGACTATGTTGGTTAGAGTTATGAACTGGGTAAGCCGACATATATTGCTGGCTCCTTTCATGTGTCTGTTCCTGCTGTTTGCCTGTGGCAGCTCGCATAAGGCTGTCAAGTCAGACACTAAGATTATACAGAAAGATAGTACACGTGAATCTGTCAACATCGTATACGGATCAAGTACGTCTTTGAGCGAACTCATTACCACTAATGGCAGCTATGTAATTGATTTTCGTATCTATGATACCCGAAAACCGCCCGATAGCCCGACCGGGAAACCTCCGTTATTAGCTGACGGTCATGTGGAAGGTGATTTCAGCAAGAATAAAAGGAAGGAAACTGCAATCAAAGACAGTACGGAAGTGAAAGCTGACAAGGAAACCACTTCCAATACCCGTGAAGAAAACCGGTCAGAAACCATAAAAGAGAAAAAAGAATCCACTTTACTTAAACAAATTGGTTTTGCCTGTGTTTGTGTAACCGTTTTGATTGTCGTTATGCTGATAGTAAAACATTGGCGCAACAGACAATCTTTATCATAAGACTTTAAATTTATAAATTGGACTGGGGGCTCGTGATGCACGATGCCCTCCTTTTTTGTAATACGTAATAATGTGACAAAAAATATTTTTAGAAATAAACAAATCCCTTTGAACAAATCCATTGGTATCTTGTTCAATAAAATGTGAAGTAAATTGTCAAAAACGAAACTAATCTGAACCGTTCCGGCTTGTGATAAGTAGGGACGGTTTTATTGTAGAATCGAATAAAAACCTTATCTTTGCATTGCGTTACATTTTGAAGTAATCGAGGCGTTGTCTCGTATTGAGCTACAGACGATTTTTATTGCCTGTAGCTTCTTCATAACACGGTTCCGACCCCCGTGTGGAGTATTAATGTACCCACTGTTTCGATTACGGAATGTAACGCAACGGGAAAGCGGAACCGTTTTCTTTTTCCGCTGACTAACGAAATTCGCATATATGTCAAAATTACCCCCCCCAACCACTTATCAGCTATCTAAAAAGTTTATAGGTTATGGACACTATGAGCTTACAATTTCTTCCTCTGAGGGCACAAAAACGATTGTCACAGGGAATATGGACTTGATAGAACGGCTAAACTCAGAGATAGACAAAGAAAAAGAGGAAGCGACTGCCGAAGCAATCGCTCTAGTTCTTGAATCCTCACTTTAGATTATCTAAAATCTTTCTTATGGCTTCATCAGCATGTTTTCTCATAATTCTGACATAATTAAAGATCGGTCTATTGGATTTCATGCTTTGGCCTATACAATACTCCAAAGTTTCCAATGGTATGCCCAGCTCAAAACCATGTTGGACAAAGGATTTACGAGCTGAATAATATACGACATGCGATTCTATCTCCAACCTCTCCCCTAACCTTATAATTTCTTTTGTTACATAGTTACGAAAATTAGGATAAGAGTATTTATAACCAAAATCAAGCTTTCCATTACGCCCCATCCATCTTTTGATAATCGGTTTTGCTTCCTCAGGAATAGTGAAGCTGATTTTCATATCACCTTTCTTTGTATTTTTTGATTTTTCACGTACATATTCCATAATTTTCGCATCTTTGAAATTGTATTGCATCAAGTCCATCAGATTGATACCTCCTAGATAATACGAAAGCATGAACACATCCCTGGCAACACGCTGAGACTTCTCTTTTATCTCCGCATCCCTTATCTTCTTTACGTCAGCTACCGAGATATCACGCTCTTTAGGCATTCCTGCCGGTCTTTCATAATATTCAAAAGGATGCGTGTCATATGATACTTTTTTATCCCTTATTGCTTGATTGATTATTGCCTTCAAATGTGCCATGTGCATACCACAAGTAACAGGAGCCAGCCTTCGGACATTCTTTAGATAAATGTCAAAGTCCTTTATGGTCCGGGGAGTAATTCCATCAAGCATTATATCATATTTGACAAACTCAATGAAGTAATCACTCGCCCTTTGATATAAGGAAGCAGTGGTCCTTCTCCCCTCTTTAATCAAATTCTGCATATAGTCAGCCGAAGCAACACTATAAGAGATAGCTCCCTGCTTTACCGAGGACAAGTATTCGACAAGTTGGGTACAAGTATAGGATGATGTGTTTATTTTATCCAAGGCATCCTGATATGAATTAAGTATTCCACGTAATTTAGCATTGACATGTGCAGCATCAGGAACACCTACCACCTGCCCTCCCTTAAAATTAGCAGTATTATCTATTTCAAATCGGGTAACGATGTATCTTGTTTCCTGTTTATGACCAATTGCTATACGAATTCTGTGTTTGCCGTTTTTCAGCACCTTGGCCGGAACAACGGCAGCTTTAAGAGTTGTCATAATTGTTCTGGATTCGTTTTAGACAAGTTCTTTTTGCCAAAAGTGGCACAAACTGTCTTTTTTTTATCCAAAAACGAAAACTGGAGAAGCTTAAGAAAGCACAAACCCCTCTGAAACAGAGAGGTTTGTAAAGTGGAGCATGCGAGACTCGAACTCGCCACCTTTAGACTGCCAGTCTAACGCTCTAGCCAGATGAGCTAATACCCCGAGAAATAATAACGATGCAAAGATACATAGAAAATCAATAATACAAAGCTTTTGGGAAAGTTTTTTTTCATGTGAACAAAAAATTTATTTGCCACTTTTACTCCAAAGAGTTACTGTTGCGTGAAATTGTTAACCAATAGCTGACCAAGTTTAATAGCATAACAAGCGGATAACCCCAATTTGTGACAAGTCGGAGCTATCTAAATCATAAGTTAAAAGTTATTATGAAAAATCATTGTTGTATCAATACTATACCCCATCGGCATAATAACAGTCACAATAGTTACACGAACACCAAAGGGATCCCCACAGAAAGCTTCATTGGGAATACGGTGTATTTAGCTATGAATAACAACTATATGTCAAGAATGGATAGGATCGGAAAAAAGTCATACTGAAGCATCTTAGTAAAAGAACAATCATCGTCCTATCAAGTGCTACCCGGCATTATCTATATCAGTCCGGCAAAAGCATGAAAGGAGAAATATACCGAATATCCTAGAAGAGAAAGAAATATTCATGTCCGCCAATAACAAATCCACCACAAATACAACCAAGGGTTGCTGCTATTAACGGCTACGTACCATTTCAATTACAGCACTGTATTTCACAACTCTATGATTGGCAGGGCAAAAAAAGATGTAAAAATTGCATTAAACCTCCTCTATCGGCTTGGACCAAACTTCCTCTTTCGTTTCTTTACACATTACGGAAATAGTTCCTCCAACAAAATCCTTCACATATCCTTTGCGTTCAGCCAACATATCTTCCGCCATTCTAATGGCCTTAGCCTTATCTTTCAATGAAAATCCTTTATTAGCAAAATCATTACCTTCTTTAAAATATATATCATAAGTTTCCATTGTATCACCTTTTTAAATTTGAGTGGCAAAGATAAAACCTACAATTATTATGCACAAGAGATTTCTTAATTATTTTTCGAATATTGTCAAGAAACAATTTAACTAAAAAAATTCCCGACTTATCACAAGCCGGGAATTCATGTAAAAGCACTATTATAAATATACTAACTATTGCAAAATTTTACCATCTTCACCTAAGAACAATGTCTGTTCATGAGCATCACTTGTCAACACATTAATTTTATAAATACGGCTTCCATCAATGCCATAGGCCATAAAAGCCTGCTTTATCATAGCACCTTCCAGTGCAAGCCTGTCCATCACAGCTTCCGGCACATCATTCATATAGATTTCCGAGAAAACCAACTTCTTAGATTGTTGAGGCTTTTCCACTACCGGAACCTCTACCGGAGCCGCTTGAGCAAAAGAAACAGACACGCCTAAAGTCATCACTAATACCAATGTTACTAATACCTTTTTCAT